CTCCTTGATATCCTGAACTTCCACTAGTTCCAGAAGAACCATTCACACCACTAGTTCCAGAAGAACCATTCACACCACTAGTTCCAGAAGAACCATTCACACCACTAGTTCCAGAAGAACCCGATGTACCACTAGTACCCGAAGGTGTTATAAGTGTAATAAATAAATCTAAGTTGTCTGAAAAATTAATTAATCCATCTCCACCTGAACTTTGTAATGATACAGGTATTGTCCAATATTCATTAACTATAGTTTCTACTGGTGTTCCGTTAATAATCCAAACTTGATAATTTTGACTATTATATCTGTCTTGAACTGTTATTGTATAACCATATTGTAAAATACCTAAAAATAAATCAACATCTCTAATTGGTGTGTCGGTTAAATGATTTATTGAAATTTCAGTTGATCCGGTTTGATTTACATTATTCCATATGATATAACCATGGCCAGGATTCCCACTTTGTGTTGTTGTTTTTGCCTTATAATTAAATATTGTATTAGATTGACCATCTTGACCAGATGTTCCTGATGTTCCAGAACTTCCTGATTCTCCACTTGTTCCAGAACTTCCTGATTCTCCACTTGTTCCAGAAGAACCGCTTTCACCTGATGTTCCAGAACTTCCTGATTCTCCACTTGTTCCAGAACTTCCTGATTCTCCACTTGTTCCAGAACTTCCTGATTCTCCACTTGTTCCAGAACTTCCTGATTCTCCACTTGTTCCAGAAGAACCATCACTTCCTGAAGAACCGCTTTCACCTGATGTTCCTGATGTTCCTGAAGTTTGTGAAATGTAAGATGTTCCATTTAATATGAAATCTCCACCACTTATTTCTAATCTTGAACCTGTTATATATACACTACCTGTAAATTGATGTGTATCATCTTGAGTATCACCAAAAACAGATGAACCACTCTTATTTTGAACGGTTATGTGAGTTACCGATGAACTAATAATAAACTCTTGTGCCGTTATTGAACCAGTAACAATTAAGTTGCCATTAATATATTGACTACCGGTAAAATGGTGCGAACCACTATCAACTAAGTTTTGTCTAAGTGATGAAATTGTTTGTTGATATGTTGTTCCTGAGTATACAACTGCAGTTTGACCTGTTAAAGGTATAATTGAAGAACCGGAAGGTAATTGTGAGATTTTCTTATTTGCCATGTCTATAAATACTTTAATAGAGTATAACCACCCCGTCTTCGGTTAACATATTCTCATTTATTTGGGTTATAATTCCGATATTAGTGAAAACGGTTATCACATTTTCACAAGGTTGATTACATTCAATTATGTTGTAATATGGTTTAATTGTGTTAGTGTAGTAATCTTTAACTTGCACAAAATCCAAAGGAACGTCAAAATAATTTATTTGTTTTAAATTAAATTCTGTGTCCCCAATATGTAAGTCCAATGAACCTGATGTTCCACCGCCCCAAGATTGGATTAATCTATTTTCAGAACTTCTTTGTGATGGTATCACCTCTTCCCAATCTTTTAGTTTATAAATTCTTTCTCCGTTTAGATACATCTTTAATGTACCTAATCGCATATCTCTTTCATTTGACCATTTCTTATTTAATTCCTCAACGTATGTGTATTCAGTTGCGCCTGTTACCCAATCATAAGAACCCGTTGTCATGGTATAACCTGTCACAATTTGGTCAGCATGTCCAATAAACGCTCCTGACAAGAAACCTACGGTATCACCTGTTGGTTCCCAAACTTGGTCAGTATATGGTATTGCGTGTGGGCCTTGAATTAAATCATTAAACCCACCTTTGTTTTCTATATCACAACCTGTTAGTTGATAATTTCTTTCAAAAGTGATTGTTAGATTAAAATCGTTTAATGTTCCGTTAACACATAATGTGTCTGTCTTACCTGTTGTAATATACGAAGATGTTGTATAACCTGATATGGTATTACAATCACCCGAATAGTGGTAAGCAACCCACCTCACTTCACCATCATCAGTAAATTGAAATGATAGGTTATTATCAAGATAATTTGTATCAATATCTTCATTCTCAATTCCCCAATAATAGAAAACGGAACCCGAACTCCACGGTAACGTTTCTCTATTAAAGACAAAATTGGTTGTCCAACCCTTTTCGGTTCTTCTCTCAATTAAGTTATTCTGACTAATTTCTAATTGGTAAGGAACGTCAATATTGTTTGTAAAAGTTGATTCTAATAGTGGCTCATAATTGGTAATTACGTCAGATATGGTGTTACCATAATCATCTTTGGCTAATTCAAAATCGTAAAATTCGGACGAATCTAACTTAAAATCTAATTTAGAACCGTAAAATCGTAAAATATTCTGAGTATTCATGTTTATATAAATATCTTTCGTATCGTTTGATATTTATATAAAAAGTCTATCTAATGGATAAATTTATCGAAAACATAATTGAGGAGGAGTTTAAGTCCAAAGCACAGCAAAGGTTCTTCTATGCGCAAGCAGGGAAAAAAGGAAAAAAAGGTAAAAAATGGGCTAAGTGGGCCAAAGAGTTCTCAGATAAGACCGATTATAAAAAAATACCCGATACAGTTGAAAAAGAGGTTGATGAAATCGTTGATAAACACGGAAACATTGCTCGTGGCAAAAAACCACCTAATTTTAACACAAAGGGCATAACATCAAATTCAACAACAGACAAAGTAGTTAAAACTGGTGCAGGTGCTATGGGTATCCACGGTGTTCACGGAACTCACACATCTTTAAGATATTGGGCTGAAGCTGATATGAGTAAGTCTTTGGGTTATGAAGATACAATGGAAGACGACGAAAATTTCAAAGAAGCTTATCGACACTTCACTAAAGATTTGGGATTATCACATGAAGAAAGTATGGAAAGATTGGAAGCCATGGGATATATACCAAACGAAAAAGGAGACAAAGTAAGATTAATCGAAACCCCTAAAAAATTTATGGAAGAATACATCGAAAGTGTTTTATCCAAAAAAAATCGTAAGGATGGTGAAATCGTTAATAAAGAAACGGAAAAAGAACATAAAGAAATTAGCCAAATTCTTAAAAGACAATTAACATCTTTAAAAGGAAGTTTAAAAAGTCATGGTTTGGATATTGAAGACGTAATAGAATATTTTCAAGATAAATTAGAGGGCGAAGATGAATAAAGAATTAAAAATTAGAATTTTTGATGTTCCACAAAATATCTTGGACAAAATTAACCATACTTTGGTTGGTTTGAACGGGAACCATGTTGATGGGGCACATCGCGCTCAAAAAATTCTTACGGATAAGAAGGTAAAATATGGTCAATTAAAAAGAATTATCCATGATTTGAAAATGATGGATAAAATTAATGATAGACAAAAATACGATTTAGTGGGTGGTGATTTAATGGAAAAATGGGCTAACCAATTTTTAAAAGGTGAAAGGGATTTAGTTAGTAATAAGAAAGATTCTAAAATGCAAGCAGATAATATTGCGGGAGAAGGTAGCAGAAAAAATAGCCATTTAAAAAAACACACTAAAAAACCAAGTTTTGCTATCCCTGTTAATTTAATGAAAAGTAATTCACATAAAACATCAGTATCGGCTTTAACCTCAATGAAGTTATTTGAAGAAGTTGATAGAATAAAAAAATTAATGTTATAATATGGCACAATTTACAGAAGTATACGGTTCAAATCCTGACAAGCCAAGCCCATTAGAAATGGCAAGTCTTGTTGTTAGAAATGAAAGTATTGCAAGAAATAGATATGGCACTGGTAACGGGTATGACTTAGCAAATAAAGACGCAATATCTGATGGGGATGAATTTGGTAAAGGACAAAATGAATTTGGCCAAGTTGGTTCTTTGACTGATATCAACACAAGAATTGATTCTGTTGCAAAAAATAAATATAACCCAAATAACGGATATAGTATTAACAGTAAAGATGCGATATCTGATGGTGACGAATTTGGAAAGGGTCAAATAGGTGATGCAGGAACTGTTGGTTCTTTAACAGATATTAACGTAAGAAAAGAAAGCTTAGGAAGAAATAGATATAAAGACACAAATCAATATTCATTAATAAATAAAGATGCGTTATCTGATGGTGACGAATTTGGTAAAGGACAAATTGGTGAGACTGGTCAAGTTGGTTCAGCAAGCGATATACAACAAAGAGTTAATAGTGTTAATAGAAATAGATATGGTATTGATAATCAGTATTCTATAGCAAATCTTGACGCGCTATCAAATGGTGATGAATTTGGTAAAGGACAAATAGGAGATACAGGAACAGTCGGTTCAATCACCGATATCACCAAGAGAGGTGAGTTAGTTAATAAAAATAAATTTGCTGAAAGTAAAAGATATCCTGATTTTTAATGATATCATTATCTAACATATTATTAACTGAGTTAATGAGCGATGAACAATATAATAAAAATATATTGAAGACAACGCGTAATAAACCTATTTTTGACGCAATCTCAAATAGAAAGAAAATCTCATTTTATTACACAGGACCAAGAAGTCCTAAAAAAGATAACGTTAAAGCAGGTTATAGAGTTAAAGTTGAACCCGTTGCAATGGGTTTAAATAAAAAAGGTAAATTAGTATTAAGAGCTTGGGTTGACAAACCATCTACATCAAAAAGAGGGTTTGAACCAAAAACGGTTATAGATAGAAATACAAAACAAACAAAAGTTGTTCCTGGTAATCATTGGAGAACATTTATTTTAGCAAGAACAAATAATGTTCAAATTACTGATGAAACTTTTGATGTTAAAAGGCCTGGTTATAATGAAGATGGCGATAAAAGTATGTCGGTGGTTTACGCTAAAACTGATTGGGGTAAAGAACTTAAACCTAAAAAAGAAATTAAACCAAAAGCTGAACCAACTAAAGTAATAACTAAGATTCCAAAAAAAGAACCTGAAGTTAAAGCTGAAATCCCACCAACAGAATTACCAACACCATCGCCTGAAACCAAACCAATGACAGAACCATCAGCCGATGTCACACCAACAAAAACACCCGCTGCTCAACCAACACCAATTGAGGTTCCATCAATCGAGAAACCTACTCCACAACCAGTTGACCAAAATTTACCTCAACCAAAACCAGAAGAAAAACCACCGGTTAATCCTGAAGATAATGGAAATGAAGAAGACGAGGATAATCAACTAAATGAATCAATTAAAAAAATAAAGCGTTTAATGTTTTATTAAAAAACATTATTATTATACAAAACATATAATATGTCACAAGGTCAAGGATCAATATCAGAAAGCGATTTAATGCGCAAATTAGTTAACGCAAAAAAAGTAATGAATAAAGTGGATGGTGGAAATTACGAAAGAGGTCATGTAAATGAAGCTATGTTACGTTCTGACCCATCTGAATTAATGGAAAATCAACAACCCCAACAATCTTCGGTTACACGCTCTGTTAGTGGTCCAGTAAATGTTGACAGAATACAAAATTCTAAATTACCTGACGTCATCAAAAAAGCAATGATAGACCATCCAATAGAACAAATGCCGTCTATTTCTTTAAATGAAACATTAGATATGGATTTTGTTAAAGGTGCAAAAAGATTAATGGAACAAGAAGGTGTGCAAGTTAAAAAAGGACAACCACAACAAAAACAACAATCTTCTGTAACATCTAATATCGATATGAACGCAATTGCTGTTCTTATTGAAAATACTGTTCGTAAAGTTATGGATGAAAAATTGAATCAAATTCTTACTGCACAACAGACACAATCAATTAATGAAAATCTTGTATTAAAAGTTGGCGATTCAATATTCAAAGGTAAAATCACGGGCGTAAATAAATCTAAATAAGATTTTGTTTTTTAATTTTAATTCGTTATATTTTCTTATATAATGAATATTAATGTCAAAAATTAGAATACTAGCAATTCCTTCAGATAAACATGGTGTGGGTAAATACAGAATTTCTGACCCCTATACGTTTATTGGTGAAAATTTCCAAAACGAAATACATATTGACTTAGCCACAAAAGTGGAACCAAATGACGACGAATTTTTTAAAAATTACGATATTGTTGTTTTACATAGTTTTATTCATTTAACTTCACATGAAGATAATATTAATAGAATTAAATGGTTAAAACAAAATGGAATTAAAGTTGTTATGGATATTGATGACTTATGGTTTGTAGACCATAGACATCCTATGTATCAACACATTAAACATAATAAAATCGGGGAGAAGAAAATTGAAATGTTGAAGTTAGCTGATTATGTTACAACAACAACACCAATATTTGCTGATACAATCAAAAGAAATTTAAAAATTGAAAATATTTTAATTTTTCCAAATGCTGTAAATGAAGATGAAGACCAATTCAAACCAAAACCAACTAAATCAGATAAAATAAGATTCGGATGGTTAGGTGGCTCATCACATTTATATGATATTGAATTATTAGAACAAGGAATCTCAACAACACACAATAGTTTTAAAGATAAAGTTCAATTTGTTTTATGTGGGTTCGATTTAAGAGGGACCGTCCATGAAATCGATAGGCAAACCAATCAACAAAAACAAAGACCAATTGAACCGATGGAAACGGTTTGGTATAAATATGAAAAAATATTTACCGAAAACTATAAAACTTTAGATGAAGAATATAAGAATTATCTTTTAAGTTTTATGCAAATTCCATATGACGACGCTAACAAACCATATAGAAGAGTTTGGACACAGGAAATAACAAAATATGCAAATAACTATAATTTATTTGATGTATCTTTGGCACCTATCGTTGAGAGTGAATTTAACGCAAATAAATCCCAACTAAAAATAATCGAGGCGGGATTTCATAAAAAAGCAATCATTGCAAGTGAAGCTAAACCATACACATTAGATTTAGTATCTGCAGTAGATGAAGGTAAATTTAATGATAAAGGTAATGCGTTATTTGTTAACCCAAAAAGAAACCATAAAGATTGGGGAAAACATATGAAGCGCTTAGTTGAAAATCCTAATATGATTGAAGATTTAGGTAATAGATTATATGAAACAGTTAAGGACAAATATTCTTTAAAGAAAGTATGTCAAGATAGAGTAGAATTTTTTAAATCAATTATAAACAAGTAAAACTATGTATTATCAAGTTACAATCGGTTATGAAACCGAACAAATGGACAAAGAAGGTAACCCACGTATTAAAAAAGCAAAATACGTGATTCAAGCCGAATCAGTAGAAGAAGCAACAATTGTGGCTGCAAAATATCGCGAAGGTGATATTAGAGGTAGCGAAAGTTTAAGCGTGGCTAAAATGGCAATCGAATGTGTCATCGACCAAAAAAACGCACCCGAATATTACAAGTCTAAGTAATTATTGGTATATACCAACTGATGGAATTTTATAGTCGAGACATTCAAATAATGCGTCAATCGCAAAGCAAGTTAGCTCTTGATTATGTATCATCAGTTGGTATTATTATTACCGTAGAAGAATTACAAAGAATTACCGATTTATTTGTCGAGTGTGTTTTAAGACCACAAGATGACGACCTTAAAAAAAGAATTAAGTCGTTGGATAAATGGATAGAAGAAAAAAAGAAAACAAATGGATAGTAAAGATATTTTAGCTTATGTTGAAAAATTAAAGCAAATTGAACACGATATTAATGATGACGTTGAAGTGGACCAAGACTTTCTAAAAGAAATTGACGACATTATGACGTTAGTTAATGAGAAAATGGGTGGAGCCCAGCCTCAAAATCCTTCGGCTACCGCCGCACCACAACAAGCCACATATAATGATTTTAGCGTTTACAACGATGGGTTTCTTATTAAAGTAAAGAAATTAAGCTCTAATGCGGTAATACCATCTTATTCTAAAGTTGGCGATGCGGGTATGGATTTAACTATTACAAGTATCATTGAAAACACCTCATTTAGTGTTACATATGGTTTTGGAATAGCTATGGAAATACCAAAAAATTTCGTTGGTTTTGTATACCCACGCTCATCCGTTAGAAACCAAGAATTGATTTTATCAAATTGTGTTGGTGTTATCGATAGTGGATATAGGGGAGAAATTCAGGCCACATTTAAGAAAACTAATGGGTTAGATAGCATCAAGTATAATGTTGGTGATAGAGGCGCGCAAATCATAATCATGCCTTATCCTAAAATATATATGACTGAAGTTCCTGAATTATCAGATACAGAAAGAGGTAGTGGTGGATTCGGCTCTACGGGAAAGTAGAGATATTTATAAGTAATAAACGGAACATTTAAAACTATCAATTTTGGCATATAAACCTAGAACCAAAACAACCAACCAACCACCCGTATTAGTAGAAGATAAGAAGATATTACATAAAGATAGGATTAGACAAATCATCAAACGTCCTAAAGAAAAGTTCCTAACCAAAAACCAAGAAACCTATTGGAATATTCTTGGGGAAAATCAAATCACATTATGTTTTGGACCTGCGGGAGTAGGTAAGTCTTACATAGCGATGAAACGCGCTGTAGACCTATTATACGACGATTCTAACAAGTATGAGAAGATTATCATTGTTAGACCTGCGGTTGAAGCTGAGGAGAAATTAGGGTCGTTACCAGGTGGTTTGGAAGAAAAATTAGACCCATACATTTACCCATCATATTATCTTTTAAATAAAATTATCGGTAAAGAGGCTCGTGAATCTCTTAAAGATAATGGTTATATTGAAGTTGCGGCTCTTGCTTATATGAGAGGTTGGAACGTAGATAATACCATCCTTGTTTTTGAAGAAGCTCAAAACGCAACTCCTGCTCAGATTAAATTATTGTTAACTCGTATCGGGTTTAATTCAAAATTCTTTTTATCGGGTGACCTTGAACAATCAGATAAATTTAGAGACAAAACCAAATCTGGTTTATTTGATGCCAAGATGAGATTACAAGATGTTAAAGGAATTGGTATTTTTGAATTTGGTATGGAAGACATTGTTAGAAATCCAATCATTAGTCAGATACTTAATAGATACGATTAGCATTTACTTATGACTTAACTCGTGTTATATTACATCTATGGAAATATTTGTAAGCATAGACGGTGTCTTAAGAAATTTAATTCAAAAATTCGATTATCATTATCGAGACGCATATATTGATGCGGAGATTCTTGATAACAATTTTGAATATGGAATAACCGAACCAATTTATAATAATAATTTATTAAACTCATACAAATTCCAATCAACGGAAGAGTTTGAGTTTTTTTTGTTTATTGAATATCCAATAGAAATATTTGGTCATGCGGGTTTAAGTTATAACACCGCCATCTCTGATTTACATAAAATAATATTTCAAAATCCCGAACATAACTTTACGTTAATTGGTTTAGATGAATTAGGTAAAGCGAAACCTGCAACATTATTTTTTCTTTCTAAAAATGGATTTTTGGGAAGTAACATTAAATTTATTAATTCAACTGATGTTGAATCAAATTGGAACAACTGCGATGTTTGGATTACTGACAATCAAAAAATTGTTGATGCTTGTCCCGAAAATAAAATAGTTTATAAATTTAATAACATTTATAATCAATACTTTACAAATACTAAAGAAATAACTAAATTAACTGAAATACAAGAACCATGGTTGAAATCTTTGGAAAATACTACTACATTGACCTTGACGGAATCACAGACAGATGTAGAACAGGAAAAACAATAAAGGATGAAGATGATCAGGAGACTTTAGAAGTAAACATTTTTAAATATGAAGTTATTAAAATGTGTTTAGAAACTGTCTTATCTGAAATACAAAATGTTGATAATGAAATGGGAGCATTTGCGGCTAAAGAAACATCAATTGCATTTAACTTAGCTTTTAACACCCTTATAAAAAATGAAATATTAATTGAAGAATATGAATGAAAAAATAGAAAAAAACATTGAAAAATTAGAAGCATCATTAGATAGATTACTTACAAATGAAAGTATTGTCTATTTTTTAGCGTATGATAGCAAAAATAACCCGAGAGCATCCATTAAGCACATTTATGACTTAGCTTTAACATTAAAAAATAATGGTCATAATGCAAAAATTCTTGTTGAGAGCAGTGCGTATACAGGTGTTAGTGGTTGGTTAGGCGACACATATGATAGTCTTGAGGTTGTTTCAATTAAAGAAGACAAAATTGAATTAAAAATTGACGACGTATTGGTTGTTCCTGAGCATTATTCTAATGCGTTACAACAATTATCTAACATCAGATGCACTAAAATTATGTTAGTTCAACAAAAAGATTACATCTTTGAAACATTACCTATTGGTAGTAGATGGAGTGATTATGGGTTTGATAGAGTAATCACAACAACTGAAGCTGCTAAAAAATATATCTTAGATATTTTCCCCGAATCGTTAGTATTTTTAATTCCACCAATTATTGGTGACCATTTTAAACCAACGGATAAAAACACTAAACCATTAATTGCCATCAATTGTAGAGATAGAAACGTAAATAAAAGAATTATATCTGAATTTTATTTAAAATATCCGCAATTACGTTGGGTAACGTTTAGAGATATGGTTCAAACAAGTTATAAAGATTTTGCAACAAATTTAAACGAATGTATGGTTTCTGTTTGGGTTGATGATGAATCAACATTCGGGACATTTCCATTGGAATCTATGAAATGTAACGTTCCTGTTATTGGAAAGGTTCCTAATACTGAACCAGATTGGATGGGTGAAAACGGAATGTGGACATACGATATAACAAAAGTCACAGAAACATTAGGAACGTTTGTATTAGCTTGGTTAGAAGGTATTGAATTAACTGACGAAGTTAAACAAAAAATGAAGGACACTTTGTTACCTTACGAAACAAAAACAACCGAAGATAATATTATTTCAATATTCACATCAATAAAAAATAAAAGAGTTGAGTCTATTCAAAAAGCGATAGAAAACTTAAAAGAAGAAGCAAAAGAAGAAGAAACCGTATGAAACAACAATTAATCACAATTATTTTACCAATTCATAAAATGGATGAAAATTATAAAGAGTTATTGTTAAAAGCGGTAGGCTCTATTGAAAACTTTCACAACGATGCAAATCTTTTGATTGTTTGCCCATCTAATGTAAAGGATGAAATAAATAAAATGACATTAAGTCAAACATTATCAATCAATTTTAAAGTTCACAATGAATCAACAGATTTTTGTAACCAATTAAATATTGGTATTGAAGCCTGTAAAACCGAGTGGTTCTCAATTTTAGAAATTGATGACACATATAACTCACAATGGTTAAAATTATTTAATGACTATTCTAAAGAACATCCTGATGTTGATGTGTTTTTACCTATTGTTAAAGACGTTAATACCGAAGATAAATTCATCGGTTATATTAATGAATCAGTATGGGCTTATGGATTTACAGATGTCCAAGGCTTTTTAGATAATGAAGCTCTTTTAGATTTTCAAAATTATCAAACAAGTGGCGGAATTTATAGAACAAATGTTATAAAAGAACAAGGTAAATTTAAAGAAAATATCAAATTAACTTTTAGTTATGAATTTTTATTAAGATTAACAAATAATAATGTTAAAATAATGACAATACCTAAAATTGGTTATATACATCTTAACATGAGAGAAGATTCACTGTTTTGGTTATATAAAAATGATGAAAATCTTAAATTAAATGAAGGCGAAGTTAAATTTTGGTTAGACACCGCTAAGAAAGAATTTTTCTTCAAAAATAAACGCGATGTAAATTATACTGAAGCTTAATGCCGAGAAAACGAACCCAAAAAATATATTTTGGGGAGGATCAAGAGAAGGCGGTAGTCAATTACTTAGAAAGTGTTGATGAAACAGAAAGAAATAAGATATTCAATGAATATTTACGTGAACCCCTAATTATAATGGTTGAATCAATTATTCGACGTTATAAACTTTATAGAAAGGATATGGAATTTGAAGAAATTCATAATGACACAATGTCTTTTCTTATTACTAAGATTAATAAATTCGACCACACAAAGAATACTAAGGCTTATTCATATTTTGGAACCATTTGTAAAAATTACTTAATGGGGGCCATTCAAAAAGATACGAAGGAGCAAAACAGACAAGTATCTTATGATGACATATCATCTGATATTGAAGACGGTAGGCCCGATTTAACATATGTTATTGATGAACATATAATTGATTATAGAGATGTTATTATAAAATTAACCATATCCTTAGAGGAATTTATTGAAAAGGAAGATTTATCGGATAATGAGCAAAAATTAGGTTATGCGTTATTGGAAATCTTTAGCAATTTTGACAAGATTTTTCAGGTTGGGGATGGTAATAAATTTAATAAAAACCTAATTCTTCTATCCCTCAGGGAAATGACATCGCTCTCAACAAAAGAAATCCGTATTTCACTGAAAAGATACAAAAAAATGTATGATGGGATTTTGGGTGGGTTTTTAGAATAAAACCTATTTATATACTATGAGAGGACAAAGAAATAATATTAGTCTTGATATCGATTCAGCATTATCCCTAATGCAGGAAATTTACAATGACGTTGTTGAAAACCGTAACACCGCTTCCCAAATCATGCGTAAAATGATGAGTTTTATGAAAGATGCGGAAGATATGAGTGTAATCGGGCCCGTAATTAAGGAACAACAAAAGATACTAAATGATTGCACAGAAAAAAAAATATCCTTAGTTAAGTTACAGGGGGCACTATTAAAACAAACAACAGGAACTGGTGGTAAAGGTATGCCAATGGGTAAACTTGAATTATCTGACGATGACAGGGCTATTTTAGACAGAATGATTAATGATAACGATAATAAAGGCGAAGCCAACTACCAATTATGAGTTTCCAAAATAACGTAAATTCTGCAAATAGACTCGCAGGTAAAATATCGTCACTTAGTAGGTCTGATGATATTCTTGGTAAATTAATTGATAAAACTATTGATTCAGCTATAAAGGTGCCATCAGTAGATAATATTGGTAAGAACATTTCAGACCTTATAAGTAAAAGAAAAAAAAGAAACACAAATCACCACGATGTTTTCAAGGATTTGATACACGTTGTTGAAAGTTTTTTTAGTGAAGAAAGACCAACAAGCACCGACCCAAACAAACCATTTTTATCTAAACAAATGATTCAGCAGATTTCAATTGCTGCAATGAATAAGACATTGAATGAGTCTAAACAAATAATAATGGATGCGGTAATGCAAACATTATTTGTTGGCGATGGTATTTGTGGGACAGACAAAACATTCCAAGGCTTAAATTTTACTGAATGCACTTTACATCCATATGAGTTTGATTTTTTAAACGCCCTAACTGTTGATCCAAGTAGTTCAACGGGTAAAATTGTTTATGAACCTGATGGTTCTTTAGGCGCGGTTAATAGAGATTTATACAGCGCAATAACAGGTGATACTGTTAATATCACCAGTAAGAATGGTGATAGTATGTTCAAAGCGAGATTTGACCAATACGAACAAAAATTTACATTTTCAGAATTTAATCCAGGTGGCGCAGGAAAATTAGAAGATTTTATGTTGGGTTATTATGGTGCAATAGACCATGTCAATATCGACAATGTTTTAAATACCGCAGTTTATATGACATTACATGGTGATGGTAAAGAACCATTAGCCTTCGATGTTAGCACAAACATATTGAATCGCTTATTAGCTAAATTATGTGGATATTGTGGTAACTCAGACGATGATAAAAAGGGATTAGGACAAAGTCCCCAACAACAATTTAATGAAACCGATGATGACATTGAGTTTTATTTTGATTTTGATGATGTTGAAGGGATTGATTTAGATGATGAAGCGGATAGATTAAATAAAGTTTTAAGGTTTAGAGATTGTGATAACTTCACAGTCCCAATCAATGCCTCACATTATGATAATTTTGTTTATTTGGAAGGACAAAGCACCGCTAAAAAAGTTGATAATGCAATTCTAAACGCGGCAATTGACGCACATAACCAATCGGGTAGTGATAGTATTCCAATGGCGAGCTTTCATATTAACCTAATGAATAGTTTAATTTTAAATTTACCAAAATCATTAATACAAGCGGTATTATCACCAAAATATTTTTTACCAATTATTATTGTTTATAAAGCAGTTAATAACTCTTTAGGAGTTGTGGTAGAAGATGTTAAGGTAGTCATGAAAAAAATGTGGAAATTATTTAATGCTATCATTACAAAATTATTATGGAGATTTAGAGTTCATTTTTGGGATTTAGCAAAACCACATTTATACAGATTTTTAGCAAAATTACTTAGAAGAATTATTTTAAATAAACAAAAAAGATATTTGGTTATTATTGCCGCACTAATTGCATTGTTATTAGGTATACTTAATAAACTTGATTTTGGAAGTTGTAAGGGTATGTTTGACGCAATTAGTTTAGCAATTGATGCGTTGATTGCAGGTAGTGCTTTGCTACCCGGGTTAAGTATACCTGGTTTTTTACTTAGCTTTTCAAATTTCTTACCCGGTAAGAGCACAGATATTATGAAGTCTCAAATTTTTGGTAAACTTGAAAATCATGGAGTAAACACTGGTGCACTTTTTGATAAACAAACAACAAATTTACAAGCTTTAGTGTCTTCAATGGTGGATGGACATCAAGAACATGAAGATTCGTTTGGTTATGTGTCCACAGGTAACAACCTTACAGTTTTACCGGGGCCAACAGGACCAATCATAGTTCCACCAGGATTAATAACTTCACACGGAAAAAATTTCTAATATGGATAAAGAAAAAATTATTGAAATTACACAAGATGTTGAAAATAAATCTAATAAAGATTTATTTGCTGTTGAAAGTGAATTGTTTGAAGAGTTTCAAAAAACAAAAGAACTAATATTAGACTTAACCGTGCATTTAGATTCTATTGAAAATTTGTATAATAAAGTTATTGATGAGATTGACAAAAGAAATTTGACAAATGAAAATAATTGATATAGCAATGTGCGTGGATAATCAAGATCCACAACATATGGGTAGAATTCGTATTAATAGATATAACACACAAACCGGTGAGGTTGAAGGTGCGTTTAATATAACCGAAGCTGAAAAATGGAGCAAAAAAGATTTGTTTGTTGCTTCACCATTTTTACCAACAAATGTTAATTTTATACCCGAGATTGGACAATCAGTAAAAATAATAAATTACAATACTGATAAAGATTTTTCAAACCAAGAATATATTGCAGGCCCGTTTACAACTATGTCCGATTATAATGGGCAAACCCACTTAGGTCAATTAGAGTTTACTAGTTATGGTGGTCCAGTTAAAAGAAGTCAAAATGTTGTTGATAAGATAGGTAACTATTTGAATAAAAAATCAAAAGGTTCATTTGCAAAACATAATCACTATGGTGTTTATGGTAAGTATGGGTCAGACTTAATATTTACCGATAATGGTTTAATGTTACGTGGTGGAAAATTTATTGCTAAAGATGCCGCTAGTGGGGTGCAAAAAAAATCTATGGTTGATAGACCTATTATGTCAAATAAAACGTCAAATGTCTACCTTAAAAAATTCCCAACAACTAAAAAATGGACAGTTGGTTTAGTTGAAGAAACAAATCTCCCTACAGGTGATTTAAAATATATGGTTGAATATGAATTATCTGATTCATTAGACACTGTTAGTTTTTATGTTTACAAATTAAAACCTGACCCCGAAAAACAATATAGATTAGAAAACGCATACAACTCAAGTGCGCCACTTATAGATGGTTATTATGAATTGGTAAAAAATATACCACCATTCCCATCTGCTTATGTGGATGCTAAAGATGAAAACACAACATTATCATTTACAGGAACAAGCATTGAAACTTTATATCGAAAAACAAATGATTTTTTACAAAAATTCCATACAAACGGTTTAGTTAATGATAACACATTCGGAACAACCTATTTTACCACAACAGGTAATTTGCACCCATATTATTTTAGACCAACAAAAGCTTTCCAAGAAAGCACAGCTAATAATACCACTATAAAACAATTTTTAGACGGTATAAATGTTTTTAATATAAAGGAACATGGGTTAATCTATAGTCCAACTAAGATAACGCCAAACGCTAACACAAAAATGGTTGAGAAGAGATATATAACAGAAGAAAACGAAGAACAAACTTTTGCTGCCATTAAATCCGACCAAGTGTTCTTTTTGTCCACAATGCCAACAAAATCAGCGGGTGCGACTGATATCAATTTTGACACTTTGGATAAATATGAATTAACTCAGGATGAATATGTTAACAAGATTTGGCCAAACACATTTGCTTCAGTTAGGGGAGAAACTCTTTTAGAAGTATTACAAATGATGTTTGATTTATTTGCAAGTCACAAACACGATATACTAGAACCACTTGAACAATCTGACGATAATTTTCAAACTTTAAAACGAAAACTTGAGAGCTTAGAGGAGGAAATGTTAAATCACTCAATTAGAATCAACTAATTGATATTTATATAATAAAAGACATGTCATATTTCCGTTCATATTTCGAGAAGAACAATACGATAATTAAAAAATCTTCGGCTAACACAGCTAAAAACCCAACAACTGAGATTTTTTACGGTTCAGGTTTTTCTAAATTTTTATTTAAAGTTGACCTAAGAAACCTACAAAATAGAATCAATTCAGGTGATTTAGTTATTGATTCAAATACAAAACATACCTTAAAGATGACCAACACAATCTTTGGTGATGAGGGATTTAAAGGTCAAAGTAGAACTACGGGTAGAGATAGGGCCACTTCATTTGATTTGATAATATTTAGAATTCCAGAATTTTGGAGTGAAGGGGTTGGTTTTGACTATGAAGATGGAGGATATGATTTTACTAAAGGTAATATGACTTTTGATGTTAGACCTTCTAACTGGTTTTATAGAGACACAGAACATGAGTGGGCCACACAAGGTGTTTATGATACGGAACCAGATATTGTTGCTACTGTGAATTTTGATAATGGTGATGAAGATTTAGAAGCAGATATAACTGACTACATTAATGGTTTATTAACAGGTGATACCAATAATGGTTTGGGAATTGCTTTTGCAGACATATACCAAGATTTAAATCCTGCAAATGACCAATCGGTAGCATTTTTTACTAAGTATACACAAACATTCTATGAGCCATTTGTTGAAACATATTTTAACGACATTGTAGAAGATAACCGTTATAATTTCATTGAAAAACAAATGCAAAATTTGTATCTCTTTATTACAAAGGGAACCAATTTTTTTGATTTAGATGAATTACCAATTGTTAACATAAAAGATGCTGCGGGTAATACAATAGCAGGTTTAAACAATCTTGAAACAGTTAAAGTTAGAAAAGGTGTTTATAAAGTAAACTTTGGTATTGATGGTGTTGTTTGTGACGGTAAAAGGTTCTATTATGATTGTTGGACTAACTTAATATTAGATGGTGTTGAAATTGCTGACGTTTGTCAAAAATTCATACCTAAACCATATACATCATTATTCACTGTTGGAGAAAACCCAAAAGATACTAATCGATATGTTATTCAATTCTACGGAATTCAATTAAACGAAAAGATTAAAAAGGGTGAAAAAAGAAAAGTTACCATAGCCACAAAATCTATTGAAAACCCAACTGCTCAAGTAATTGGAGAAACGTATTATAGAATTTACGTGAACGAAGGTAGAACACAAGTTATGGTTCATGATTGGACCAAAGTTGATACAACAAATGAAAATTTCTTCTATTTTGATACCGAAGCGTATATTCCAAGAGAATATTATATTGAATGTAAAACCAAAATACATGATGAGGAAATATTCCACTATGAACCAATAAAATTTGAAATAGTCTCAGAAAAGTAATATTTATTAATATGGAAAACATCAATAAAATCATCATCAAACACCTTAAAAGTGTTTTAAAAGAAAACGAAGAACACGGCGGAAACTATATGTTCTTTAGTAATCTACAACAAATTAAAAGACAATGTGAATTGTTGTTAAATTTAGATGAAAATTCAGTAAATGAGTTATTATCTAATGGGCACGATTGGGCTGATGACCATGTATCTTCCGCAAAAGAAAATATTGACCAAGTTTTTGATTTCTTAATGAATGAATTAAACGGCGATAAATCTATTGACCAAGACATGAACGAAATGAAAAATCCATGTTGGAAAGGTTACCAAATGATTGGGACTAAAGAAAAAAATGGTAGGGACGTTCCAAATTGTGTTCCTAAAAACGAATCTATCGAAGGTGTTCATTATGAAGATGAATATGGTGTTGTTGAAAACACAAAATACAATTCAGATGATTTATTAATTGAAGCTGAATACCAAGGACGTAAAGTTCAATTAGGTAAAATTATGCAAGGTGATATTAAGAAATTTAAAGTATATGTTAAAAATGACAAAGGTAAAGTTGTTAAAGTAAACTTTGGTTTCGGTGGTAAATCTGCTCACGGTAAAAGAATGGTAATCAAAAAGGATAATCCTGAAAGAAGAAAATCATTCAGAGCTCGTATGAATTGCGACAATCCAGGCCCACGTTGGAAACCAAGATATTGGGCTTGTAGAACTTGGTAATCTAAATTAATTTTTGATTAGAAATATAATACACTCTATCTGACGCATACAAGCGTTTAGAGACAGCTTCTTTCTTTTCCACTAACTTACCCATTTGAACTAAGTGCTCGTGATTTCTAAGGTCTATACCCACTAAAAATCGATTTCCGTCCTTTTCGTAGGTTGTCTCCCTAATATATTTTCCCTCATCATCCATTTTGAGATATTTTATTATCTCTTCTTTCTTGTTTTTACAAGTAATTCCACGTTCATCTATTAGTTTAATTAGAACGTCTAAACGCAATTTTTCGTAATCAATTGGTCCCGAATTAATGATATTATTTAGGTTCTTTTTGGTCATGGTGCAAATATACACACGTATTTCGAATTAACCAAAATAAAAAACCCCCGATTTCTCGAGGGCTTTTTACTATTGACAATTAAGATTATCTTAAAGTGTTCATATCGAAAGTTTGTATACCACTTACGTTGATTACACCAAAGTAACGGTTGTTCACCATTTTCTTTGCGTATCTTGTCATAATACCCTTAATTGGGGTAAAATTGAATGGATTATACATTGTTGGAGTTAATTGTAAAGGCACATATGGAGCGTAGATATAACCTGCGTCTAATAATGACTTTCCTTTATGTCCAATCAAGATTTTACCTGCTGGGAAGTAAGGATCACGGTAAACTTGGTAGCGACCTGCTACTGTTCCGATTTTCTCGATACCCATGTTGTATTGATCTTGCTCTGGTTCTGCGTTAGAAACGTGGAAATACTCTAAATCGTCGAATACTGCAGAAACTTCTGAAGAAACAACAATCCAGTTAGCACCACCTCTTAACGTAGTTTTGTGGATTTGAGCAGAAATTTGGTTGATTTTAGTAATCAAAGTTTGGTTCCAATCTTTTTGAGTGTAACCTTGTAAAGTTGAATTACCATTTCCACCGTATTTCCATCCATTGTAATCCCATTTAGCAGTCCAAGCCGCACCTTTACGTAAATCACGTAAGATTTCACGGTCAACTTCAGCTGCGATTTGCTCAGATAATAAAGCTGTTAATTCAGCTTCAGCATCGATGTTGTGGAATGCACTAACGTCTTGAGCTAATTCAGGAGACCAGCTTGCTCTTAATTTTCTTTCAGTTACAGAAACTGTTACTGATTGTAAATCGAAAGATACTTCACCGATGTTCTCTTCGAATTCTAAAGAATCATAACTTCTGAAAGTTACTACGAAATCACCTTTAGCTAATGTTGAACCAGCTACTGAGTAATCTGCAAAACCTGAAGCTGCGCTATAAGTTTGAGTATCTACTGAAAGGTAGATTACACCTGTTTGATCACAAATATCATAGTATTTACCACTTGTGTAAGCACCTGTTGATTTTGTTCCGTATTCTACAACACCTTTACCGTATTTTTGAGTTACGATGTTGAATGGTAAGTTACCAGTTGTTACTTGAGAACAAGCTACTGTTAAAGAAGCTAAAAATTCTTCAGTATCCATTAAGTTACCATCTGGTCCTGCGATTTTACCTGCACCATCACTTGTAAAACCAGAAATCTTCAAGATAACTGAGCTTACTGATGTACCAGTTGCAATTGGGTTGATACTTGCTTCAACACCTGAAGTGAAAGTTACAATATCAGCTACAGTTGCTGTGTTAACAGTGTAAGAACCTTTTGAATAATCAAAAAGACCTTGATCTGCGTCATCACTATTTTCATAGAAACGATCGTAAAGGTTTTTACCTACACCACCTGAAGAAATTGTATCAGGATAACCTGCACCTTTAGCTGTATTAGCACCAGTGAAGTTAGAGTTTGCACCCATGTAAGGACCGTAATGATCTGTAGTATCTCTTTCTTGAATTTTAGGAATGAAATAGAATAATTTACCAATTGGTAAGTTCATAGCTTGAACAGACACTAAGTCGTTAGCTAATAATTTAGAGAATACACGACGAATGATAGGGAAAACTACAGTCTCGAAAGAACCAGATGCATCAGCTGTTGCTGCTTCATTGATTAAGTAAGACGCTTGGTTTTCATATAATTGCGCGATGTTATCTTTTTGGTGACCTTCAAGACCTTCTAAAAAGCCTAAGTCATCCCATTTTTTGATGGTATCTTCTTTGATAACTCTAAGGTGTTTTAAACCGATGTTACCTACCATACCTGATTCTAATAATGCTCCCATTTTGTATGTTTTTGTTTTTTTTTAGTTATTATTTTATTTTACTCATCAAATCTTTCATTCTCTTGAATTGAGGATTCTCATATGCTTTAGACTCAGCTAAAACTTCTTGAGATGAAGATGTTGTTGGAGTGGCAGAGATTTTATTTACTACAGATTCGGTTACTGGTTTTTTAGAACCTAATTCTGATTCAATAGTTTTGAATAAGCTTTTAGACTCGTTCATAGTAGAAACTGAATCAAATCTCTTTAATATGTTCAATTTCTCTTGTTTTGTTGTTGAATGTTCAGTCACTAAACGAGTGAAATAAGCTAAATTAGCATTGAAGATTGCAACTTCGTTAAGTTTGTCTTTGAAAAGAACCAAGGCTTTTTTGTATTCACCATTTTGTTTCTTTAAAGTTTCAACCTCTTCGTTAATTGCTGAACCTGCTTTGTATTTTTTCTTACTTGGTAAACCTGCACGGTGCATACCGTTTTTGTTACCATGAGGATTAGATTTTGTTCTTGCAGCCTCATCAGCTTGCATTGGAAAATTTTCATCATCATCATCATCGTCTTCTTCACCTAAATCAGTATCAGGTGCAGTAGGATCTTCTTCATCCAATGATATTTCATATATTGTTGACTCATCTTCTTCCTCATCATCAGGAACATCACCCGTAAACGGTTCAGATGTTTCTTCTTCAGACGGTGGAACTGATTCGTCATCAAGTTTAATGATATACTCATTGTCACCATCGTTAACATTAAGATGACCTCCGTCTTTTTTAACCACAATACCATCTTCTGGTTTCATAGCTTTGAACACTTTCATAACTTCATCATCTGAAGCTCCTGTCATGTCCATAACGTCGTCATTTCCGTCAACATCAGTATCGTCATCTGCACCCATATCATCCATATCAGCATCCGTATCTACATCATCTGTATCTACATCAGCATCAACATCAGAATCAGCATCTAATGAATCAATACCTTTTGGTTCGTTATCGAGGTCTGTGTCATCAGCAGCCATGTCTTCATCATCTGACTCTTCGTCATCTGATTCCTCATCATCGCTTGCCATATCGTTTTTTTCCTCTTCGTCAGGAATTGAACTTTCATCGTCAGATGCAAATTCGTCTTCCTCTTCTTCTTTAGATTCTTTAAGCAATTCGCTTAGTTCTTTCTTCATAGTTGAAGAAATTATACCTTTTGCATTTGCTTTAACTGCTTCTTCAAGTGTTTCGATTTGAAGTAAAGCTTGTTCTAAAATTGATTTTTCAGCCATTATTTAAATTGGTTTTATTACTATATAAATAGTGTGTTATTAATAAAAAACTTGTTTTTGATATTGATATACCTAAAAAATTGATTATTTACTTAAAAAGGTATCAAGTTTACCCATTAACTTTTTCATTTTGTCCAATTCTTGTGGTTTTTCTTGGACAGATTCTTGATACTGGTCCCTATCATTCATGTCTTGGAAAACATAAGCGCCAGGGGTTGATGGTGACGATACTAAGTCAAAACAAACTAATTCATAGTCTTCTTGAACGATATTCTCACCTTTAACATTTTTTAATGAACCTACACCACGCGAAGAAATACCCAAAGTCGCTCCGTTCATTAATAACATAGCGGCTTGGTCTCCTTTGGTGGAAACAATACCCATTTTTTTCCAACCGGGTGAAGTAAATAATTTGATTTTTCCCATTAACATTTTACCATCCCACCAAGTTTCAAGAATGGAATGTGACACACGGTCTAAATCGATAAGGGATGATGAAGGGTGGTTTAATTCATTTAACGCACCACCTTTTTTAATTACAGATTGATATTTCTCATTTTCTCTAAAAAGAATAGGCTTAGGATAAATCCTTCCATTCTTATTAGGTGTGTCATATTTTTGTAAAACAGCGTATAAGATTAAGTCTTGCGAAAAATCTACATCTTTCGCTTCTCTAAGAATATGTTTATTTTCGTCTGCGGAAACGTGTCCTGCGTCATACTCGATTAAAATTCCGTGACCGGAATCTTTTGGTCCTAATATCTTCATCTATAGATTTTATCTCTATAAATACTTCGATATAAGCATTATTTTTTAGTATTGTGAAAATTGAACAGGTTTTTATCAGTTAAACCATTATCCACAATGGTTTCCATGATAGTTCGCATTAAAGTTTTTGTTTCTTTTGTTTTAACGTCAAAAAATTTGTCCACGTATAATGTGACCTCCAAATTCATAAAGGACCTTTTTTCCATTTTAATACCTTTGGTCCTTATATCCAAATCAACAATACATTGTTGTTTGAAATTGACATTACCCATATTATAGATAATTTGCTTTATTTGTTTTCTTGTTTTGAAAATTAGATTATCATAATCATTATTTTCGATTTCGGGTTGTAACCAAGAATTTAATTTTAAATAAATTGTTTTAAGATTTTTAAAATCTACTGTTCCATACCCAACTTTTACATTGTTGTAAATCCCTAATGGGATATACTTACCTGTCTTCATTAATTTGTCATATTATTTTGTTTTATGGTGTTATTTAAAAAATAGATAAAATATTTTATAATTCCAAAAAATTTTTATATTTTTGTTATATAATTATATAATATGATTATTATTGACGTAAATAAAGAAAAAAGCATTGAAACCGCGCTTCGAACTTACAAAAGTAAAGTTCAAAAAGTTAAGCAAGTTCAAGAATTAAGGATGAGACAAGTATTTGTAAAACCTTCAGTTAAGAAAAGAACGCAAAAGCTAAAAGCGGTGTATATTCAACAAAAAAGAAATGGTCTTAATTAAGACCATTTTTTAATTCGTTTAATCTAAAGTAATTGTATCGCGACGGGGACATTTGAGTCACCTCATCCTTTACCGCCTTTAATTTGTTGGATAAATCCGTATCATTTGATTCACTTAAAAGTGTAGATACTTGGTTAATAACCGATTCTGCTAATTCGTTTGATTTAGTTATTAATTCATCGTGTGAAATTGATAAGATATTTTTCAATTCATCTTTTTCCGATTCAGATAGTGTATTTGAATATAATACGTTAAAATTGTTTGCCAAAACAGCGTTTAATAAATTTTCGTTTGGAACTAATGTTGTTTCTTTTGATTCTTTAATTTCCTTTTTAGTTGATAAATGTTCCACCAATTTCTTTTTTGCGGTTACCTTCTTTTCAATATTGGATAATTTGTCAGGTTCAGATAATACATCTAATGCTTCATATAAATCGTTTGTTACAATTTCAACATCACCTAATTTATTATGTAAAGATTCACAAAACATGTTTAGTTTACCCCAATTACCTATTGGTTGACCAAAATACGTATTTAATCCCTCAACGTATAATCTTGCGGTATCCTTATCTTCAATATACTTGTTTTCGATTTCTTCATAGAACAAATACATTTCTTTAAAATCTTTATTTTCCTTTATAGTTGTTAAAATATCTTTAATCTCCGCCTTATTTTCGTTTGCGTAAGATTCAGTTAACTTAGTTAACAATTTTGATTTAACAATACCAAATTTATTCATTTTTATTCGTTTATAATTTCGTTTAATTTTGTTTCTATTTCATAAATATTCTGTTGTGCCTTTTCCATATCAAATAAATCTTTAAATTCAGAACTTTCGTCCCCCAATAAACTTAATATTTTAGATTTCTTTGTTTTATTAGGTTTAGAATAACTTTCACTTAATGGTTCAGCTCCGCCGCCTGCTGCCGGTGGTGGTGCTGCTGCTCCACCCATTGCACCCATTCCACCACCAGGTGCTTCACCACCTAATGCACCTGAAGCCTCAAGTTTTTCTCTCTCTTCTTCTGGAATACCATATTTCGCATCAACATCATCAAATACTCCTGAACGTTTAATAATATTTTGTGTATTAGTCAATTCAAATCCAATTGCTCTTTCAAGACGTTGTTGTTGTAAATCAAGAATAACATCGTTGTCACTAAATCCAAGAATATTCTTTTTAGCCCAAGTATGTGATACAGGAAGAATACCTATTTGTGATTGGTCAGATGTTGCATCCTTATAAAGAGTAACTTTCTCTTTCCATGATTCAATCTTTAATAAATCAGATTGTGTTGACGGATTACTTAAAGATAATTGGAAGTTATTCAAATCATCTTCCATACCTAAAAGGTAAAGATGAATTAAAGCAACTTTATTTAATTCTTGTATTAAAGATTTTTGTATTTTATTAATGGTTCTTGCAAAACGAATATCCATTAACGCAAGATTCTTACCATCACCAACAACTTCTTCAAAACCTAAGAAAGCCTTAGGAATACGAAGAGCCGCTAACATTTTCTTTTGGATGTATTCGATATCTGCAATCTCACCTAAGTTTTGTGCGCCTGCTAATGTTTCAATTGGACTTGATTGTCCTGGGTCACGAACTGGAATAAAATAATCTTGGTCAACCGCCATCTGATTAAATCTCATATCAACTTGGCCATTACGTGGATCAGGGACAGCTTGTCTTTTAAATTTATTTGCAACACGTTGAACATAAGATTCGATATCTTTATCATCCATGTTACCAACAAACACTTTGAACACACGTCTTTCAGGTGCTCTTGTGGTTCTATAAATCAACATAGCATCTTCAGCTAAAAGTAATTGTTTCCAAATACGTCTAACTTTATCCAACATAGATGTTCCATAAGGTAATTTTCTATCATCACCTAATAATCTAAAGTGAGCAACTTCCCATGCTTGGAATTCCATTTCTTTATTCTTCCATTGAAAACGCAATTCTCTTGATGGTAATTTAAGTTCTCTTTGAACTGGTGATTTTGATGAAGCACCTTCAATTCTTTCAATCTCAATATTTGGTAATTGTTGAACACCAACAATACCCGCTTCAGGGTCTATCTTTAAGTAAACAAAATTATCACCATACTTACATAAACCACGAGCCCACATTTGTAAGTTTGTGTTGATATCTAATTTGTTATTGAACAAATCATCCAATTCTGTTTTAATTCTTTCTGAATCTGAAAATATTGTTAAGATATCACCTTTTTCAGACATCGTCGTAGATTCCTCCGAATAGATATCTAACGCCGCTGAAATTTCTGGTGTAAATTCCATTGATTCATAATCGTAATATGCCGCTAACCTATTAGGTTCATAATAAACCGATTGGTTATATAAAGATTGGTCAAGCTTTGTCCATTTGTCAGCAATATAAGTTGATTGTTGAGCTTGCAACAAGGCTTTTTCGTATTCTTCTTTGCTATCTGTTTTTAATAACTCGTCTTTAGAGAAATTAAATGAAGGTGACTTCTCCTGTTCAACTTTTCCAGGGTAACCAAACATCTTGGTAAGTTTCTGAAAGACTGTCATGTTTTGTTCTGCCATGTATATAAATAGTTTTCTTTAAGAATATAACATTAATAATTGATAAAATGAATATTATCTTGATTTACCAAATAACCAACTGTATTCCTTATAAGCTTCTTGCGGTAGTCGATTATCGTTATTTTTATGGAATATATTGTTAGCTCCACCATCCATAGCCATAGAACCAATTGGATCTAAAGAAGTCCCGTAAGAATAAAAGCTTTTATTCACTTCATAGGTTCTTTCAGATGAAATCCAAGACTCAAGCATTGCTTTGTTTGTGGAATCACTTTTTTGTAACTGATTGAAACACATATCACCCGCATACAATGCCATTGATAAACTCATAATTGAGTCATCATGAGCACCTTTCATGTGGTCAGGTCTTCCATTGATATAAACAAATGTATTAAGTTCGTTTAAAAGTCTTGTTGAACGAACAGCAAAACCTTTTCTAACTTGTTCTTCAAAAGCAGCAACAATTTGGGTTCTTTTATTATTAAAGTTTAAACCAGGAATTTTTTCCATGGCTTTTTTATTATACTCCCATATGTTTTGTGTGTTGATTCCGTCAACATAAAGATGTTTATAGTTCATCTCTTGTAGCTTTCTTGATGTGGCAATACCCATACCTCCTGTAATATCAATTACAATAAATGCGTCATAAAGTATGCCCCATTTGTATGCTATTGCTGCCAAGTCATCGGGTGGTATTTTACCAATATATTCAACAACCTGTTCTCTATCGTCAAAATCAACAATATTAATTGATGAAAAATCTTCACTATCTCCTCTACTAACATCCACACCCATAATGTAACGATGTCCTTGAACTGGTTCTTTCCATTGCCAAAAAGTTCCTTGCATATATTTTTCCTTTGGTTGTCTAACCAAATTCTTTGCTATATTTTCTTGAATATCACCGGGTATAACACCATCTCCTGAACCTAAAAAGTCACATTCCAATTCCTGTGCAATCTTACGTCTATCATACTTAAATTTCTTAGACATGGATTCAAACCAAGATGAAAATGGTTTATAACCTTGTTCATGATATTCTGTATATTTTTCAATATCGAAATCATACATAACAACTTCATCATCATTATACTGTTCTCTATTCAACATATAATGACAAATGTCACTACATTTAACCCAACGTAAATCTTTGGTATAACGAGGGTCTTTAAACCATCTTAAATCAGTTATATGGAAATCATTGATACCACGTAAAGCTTGGTCATAAACACCGTAATAGATAGGGTCATAGCCATTTGGGGTTGAGATAAGAATAATCTTACCACCCGTTGATAGTGACGCCATAGATGCTGCCCAGAAATCTTCTCCTGCTTCAATATAAGCCGCCTCATCAAATACAAGTATTGTTGGGGTATAACCACGTAACGCATCGGCCGATGTTGCTACTGCTTTAACTTCACAACCATTGTTTAATCTAAATCTACTTTCAGAGTTTTTGTCAGGTGAAAACCCAACATTAATCCATTCAGGCCATTGCTCTAAGAAGTGTCTAACTTTATTAGCCATTTCCACCGCAGTATCACGTTTGTTCGCAATAAGTAAAACCCTT